TGGCGGTGAGGGTCTGAACTACGGCAACGCCTTCCAGCCTCATGGCGTGGGTGATGGAATACGTTGCCATAGTTCGGTCCTAAGCGGCGATCAGACGAACGCGGCCTTGATGAACTTGCTGTCGTCGATCATCAAGGTGGCGAAGTAGCCGCGGAACTTGATGTAGCGGGACAGCGAGCCGTCGGCGGCTTCAACCGAGACCGCGCCCTTCTGCTGTTCGAAGATTTCGAAGCCGTCGGGGTGGCCGACGATCAGCGTGTTGAGGGCGAAGTTGCGGTCCACGACGACGGACAGGCCGAAGGCGTTGGCGTTGGTGTTTCCGGCGTTGAACGATCCGAATGCGTTCATGGCTCCGGCCTGCGGGAACAGCGGGCGGTCAGCGGTGTCGCTGAGGCTTCCCAACTGCTTCCAGATGTTCGGCGAAAGGAACAGGTGGGTCGGCAGGTTGCCGTTGGATGCGGTCAGGATGTCGGCCGCGGCCTCGTAGATCCATTCAACCCAGTACGCCGGGTCGGCTCCGCTGGCACCAGTGAAGTTGTTGGTGTTGGCGGCACCGGTGACGAGGTTGTCGGCGGCGACGTTGTCAGTCTCGTTTGCGTAGATGCGACCCATGTCGTCGAGCAAGAGGCCAAGCACGGCCGGGTCGGTCCAGTCCTGGTCCTCCTCCGACAGACGGACGTAGCCGCCGTAGACGCCCTTGGTGACCTGGTTGTCCGTGATGACAAACGTGCCCTGGTCAAGGTTGGCGTTTTCGCCGTTCGATGCGCCGATGGTGGTATGGGTCGTCACGCTGGGGCGACGGAACACCTTGCCACCCTGGGGCATGGCCTTGACGCCGATCGCGTCGACGACGGGGCGCAGGCCGCGGAAGTTGTTGTACACCGGACCGAGGATGGGCTCAGGCAAGATGCCGGGCGTGTCGGTCGTTTCGACGTTCGGGGCGGCGGCGCGAATCTTGGCGTTGAACTCGGCGAACTCTGCGCCTCCGGCCAGAAACTTGGAGATGTATTCGCTCATCGACGGGAGCTTGAACGGCTGGGTCGGCTGGGCGAACTGGATGGGCTGGGTCGGGATGACCGCCGGTGCGGCGGCCTCAATGGGTTCTGACACTGGGTCCTCCTCGGACTCTGTTGGGGTTTCGGGTGTTTCGTCGTTCTCCTCCTCGGGTGCGGAGGCGGCGACTTGGCTGATCCGAGCCTGCTCGAAGGCGGGCTCGGCGACGATCGACAGCTCGGACCAGCGGGCGGCTTCGACCACCATGGTGCCGGACTTGTCGAACGAGAACTTGGTGGGCACCACGCCAACGCTGACGGAGTCGTAGGCGCCCATGAGAAGCAGTTGCATGGTGTCGTCGGCGTCGCGTGTTTCGGCCAACTTGGCGGTGAACATCATGCCTTCGTCCGTGGAGACTCGTTCGGTGACGATTCCGCGTACCTTGCCGGAGTCGTGGCCCTCGAGAAGCCTGGGGGGGCGGCCGTCTTCGGGCAACGACCCCGGCTTGAACATGACCTTGGTGCCGAGCGAGTCGGTGGTGGCGACGTTCCAGGGTACGGCCAGGCCGGTGATCGAGCGCGCGGGTGTGCCATCCGCTTGTGCGGCGTCGATCGTAAATGATCCGGCGGCGAGTGTGATCTTTTCAGTCATCGTTGACATCCTCTCGGATTGAGGTGGGCGTGTCCACGAGTGGCGTGTCCACCATCTCGTTGTCGCCGAGATAATCATCCAAATCGAACTCGATGTGGCGGCCGCGTGGGATGACGTTGTCGCCTGACAAGGTTTGTTCGATGCATTGGATGTACGGCTTGGCGCCGAACAGGTACAAGTCCTGCCGAGCCTGCAACGCGTTCTGATACGTCATCCCAGTGCCGGTTGGTGCGCCGACAAGGTAGGGCGGGATGTTGGCAAGCCTGGCGAGCTCGAGCGCCTGATACTGGCGGGCCTCAACGAGCTGGAGTTTGCTCGGGTCGCTGGAGAACTCTTTCCATTCGACGAACTCGTTGAGGGCACCGATCGCGTTGTTGCGTCGTGCCTGCGACCAACCGGCCGCTAGTTCGCCGAGCTCCTCGGCCGTCATCGGTTCGCCACCGCGTTGCTGCAGGTATCCGGCGGCGATCTCGGTGCTTGAGAATCGGCGGGCCGCGGCGTCGAGCTTGTAGGCGGTGTCCATGGCGATCGTGCCGGTATAGACGATGCCCATGATCGGTGAGAGGAACTGGATCAGGTTCTCGGTCGGCAGGTGGACGCCGTTGAACTCCACTTGGTCGGACGGCTTGAACCATTGAGGGCCGCCCTGGTCGATCGTGTTGATGTTCGCGGCCGGTAGCCACTCAAACGAGGCCGGGTATCCGGTCTGGTATCTCGAGGTGATGTACCAGAAGGCGCGGCCGTACATGAGCAGGTCCGAGAAGGTATTGGACATGATGAACGCGCGGGTGACCTGCGGATCAGGCCGGGTGAACCAGGACTCGCCCTCGATGTAAACCTTCTCGTATTCCTGCTCGGTCGGGTCCCACTGAAGCCTGTACTGGACGAGGTCGAGCGAGCCAATCATTGAAGCGATCAAATCTCGAGCACGCGAAATGGTCGGAAGTTGGAGGGCACGCAGTTCGGCGTTGCCGATCGTGTAGGTCATCACCTGGGAGATGGCCTGTTGGGCGGCCGAGCCTGCGGCGGCCTTGATGTCGGCCGACCCGAAGGCGGGCGGTACGGAGCGTCGCAGTAGACCCATGACTGTGGCCGGAGTTTCCCACAGGCTGTGGATAGTTGTCTACGAGTGTCCCATCGCAAACGCCGGTCGCTGTTTTGACGCTGGTTTGGAGGCCATGGCCGCGGCCCAAATCATGCATCGGCACAACTCGATCGGGCCCGGCGACTTCTGACTTGAGACGACGGTGGTGGCTTGAGTTTTGACCAGGACGGCGCGTTGAACGTGCTCGGCCAGGGCGACCGAGCCGTCGTGCCACAACTTGCCTTCGACGATCATGGATCGGACGACCGACGTGTAGCGGGCGAGCTCGCCGTAGCCGACTGTCTCGGTCCGGCGCCGTAGCGGGAGCGGGGTATGAATCTCAAGGCCGGGCGTGATCGCCAACGTGACTTTCGGGTCGGCCATGACGCAATCAATCTCGGCCCACATGGCGTCCTCTTTTTCCACGACAAACTCGACGTGGGCGACGACGCCGCCGTCGATCGGGACGCACCGCACGCCGACGTAGCGGGACTCGTCCAGGCTGGAATCAACGGCCAGCACGCCACCGGCCGGGATGTCGACCTCGGCCTTACGGGCGGTCCACAATCCGACCGGAAGCCAACTACGGGCCGCGCTGACCCACAGGTTCAGGTGGGCGCGCAAAAATGCGGCTTGGTCACCGCCGTCGGCCTGGGCCTCGAGCGCCTCCCAGGTGATCGTGGTGCCGAGGGCCGGGTTGGCCCACGGCCAATACCGGCGGTCGCCGGGGTCAACCTCGGGCATGGACCATTCGGCGAAATAAAGGCGGGATGGTCGGCCGGCGTCAATCGCATTGATCGCCTGCTCTCGTAGCCGGATCATGGTGGCCGAGCCCTCGTCGCCAGCGGTCGACCACATTGAGAGCAACGGGTTCCGGCGGGCGATCATGGACGGTCGTAGCGCATCGAACACCACGGACGGGGCGATGTCCCACACCTCGTCGATCAGGATTAGGTCGAGGGTGAGGCCGTGCACGTTGTCCTTGGCGGCGACCACCTTGATCGTTGATCCGTCGGGCATGGTGCACTGGAAATGGCCGGACGTCCACTTCGCCTCGGCCCCGTGGTGCACCTCGAGGTACTGAACGATCTCGCGGTACATCGGGATCGACCGGTCCAGCTTGTTTGCCACCAGCAAAACGTTCTGTGGCTGGCCGCGCCGGCGGGCCTCGTCCACCAGCCACCAGGCCGCCAGCGACTTGAGGGCGAAGCTCTTGCCGTTCTGCCGAGCCGTTGAGATCAGCGCCTCACGAAACAGGAAATCACCGTTGCCGTCCAGCGCCAGCTGGTCGGTGATCGCCCGTTCCTGCCACGGCATCAAGTCAATGCCCATCCTCGAACGCGCAAACTCGGCTTGGGCAGGGCCAAGACTCGCAACCGCATTGACCGGCGTGACGAGCCTCGGCTCAATCCGCCCGGAAAGGGCCCTGTAGTCCTCTGTGAGCCCCGATCCGTCCGTATCCGGGTCCACACCGCAGATCTCTGTGC